AAAAGACAATGGAAGCTCAATACCTAAAGATTAAGCAGATTCTTGACGGAATCAAGGCGGAGGACTTGGAAGAAGTCGTTGAAACCGAGGAAATCGAAGAGATTGAAGAAGTCGATGAGCCGGAAGAGGACGACGATGCCAAGAAGTTTTCCGTAGGGAGCATGGTTGAAATGCCCGAAGGTAAAATCGGACTCATCGAAACGGTTGAAGAGGACACGCAGACCTACACCATCCGCATTTACGATGGTAGCGGGAACGACCTTGAAGCGACCGATGAGTTAGTCTCCATCCCGTTTGATTTCGAACTGTCGTTCTACGGTATTGAAGAACAACCGAAGTCGCAAATCATCGCCAAGTTCAAGTCCATCGAAGTGAAGATGGATGAGGATGAGAAGGTAGGAATCATCGAAGGATTCGCTTCGACCTACGGTAACGTGGACTTGGGCGGGGATGTTGTGGAGAAAGGGGCGTACACCCAAACCTTGAAGCACAAGGGCGGTAAAGTGCCATTGTTACTCGACCACGACTACCGCACATCGGCTATCGCGGGTATCGGGTATCTTGAGGATTCACCCGAAGGACTCAAACTTCGTGGCGAAATGCCATTGGACGTTCCCGAAGTGGCAAATGCCTACCGCAAAATCAAATTCCTTGCCGACCGTGGCATGAAGATGGGTCTTTCCATCGGCTACGAAACCATCAAGTCCATCATGGGCGAAGGTGGCGTTCGCAGACTGAAAGAACTTTCCCTGCATGAAGTGTCCATCACTCCGTTCCCCATGAACACGGAAGCGGTCATCATGTCGGCAAAAGCCAAGAAATTCCGCGAATATGCGGAGACGAATGTGCGACAAGCACAACAGGATGCGCCGAAAGGCAATCCCATCGACGAAGGCGCTTTGGCACTTCTCGACGAACTCACTAAAACCATCCACTCAATGACCCTAAAAAAATGAGCATTGAAGTTATCGACTCCCTGCGTTCTGCGGTGGACGGCTTGAAAGAAGCCATCCATAGCAACAACGTGGAAGCCGAAGCGAAGTGGCAGGCCAAGTTCGATGAGTTGGAATTTCAAGTCAAAAACCGTCCGGCTTCGCAAGAAGAATCGGTAGGTGCTGAGAAGAAATCCTTTCTCGATGCGGTTTCCAAGTTCGCTTCCGGTCGGATTGACGAGGAGATGAAGTCGGCGAAAGTCACTTCCACCTACGGCAAAAAATCCGACAACCTTGTTCGCTTCGACCTTGCCCAAGCCGGAGCGTTGCTCTTGCCTGCGGAAATGTCGCAGAACATCAACCGTCAAATCGTGGAAATCAGCCCCGTCTTGCAACTCGCAAACGTGGTCAATACCGCCAACCCTTCCTACAAGCAAGCCCTGCGTAACAGTTCGCTGACCGCAACTTGGTTGGAAGAAGATACCGCGTCCACGAAAGTCAAAGACTCGTTCGGCTACAAGGACATTCCGGCGCACAAACTCGCCGCCCGTGTCGCTTGGACTGTCGAGCAAGCCAATGACGCGGCGTATGACCTTGAATCCGAAATCATGTCGTCCATCCGCGAGCAATTTGAAGCCTCCATCGGTACGGCGTTCATCAGCGGTTCGGGTGTCAAACAGCCTACCGGATTGGTTGGCAACGTGACTGCGTTCTCCGGTACGGGTGCGCCCGCCGCGCTGACCTCGGATGCGCTTGTCAATATGCAAGCCAACATCAAGTCGTTCTACCGTCGCAATGCGTCGTGGTTGATGAACCGCCAGACTATGGCTAAAGTTCGTCGCTTGACCATTTCGGGTGGTACTTACGGCTACTTGTGGGAGCCTTCGTTCCAAGCCGGAACCCCATCGCAACTGCTCGGCAATCCGGTGTACGAAGCACCTGACTTGGCGGGTGGAAGCGGTAACTTCACCACGGCGGATGTTCCTATCCTGTACGGTGATTTCCGTTACGGCTACACCGTTGTACGCAACACGGATTTCTACATGATTCGTGACCCGTACACCGAGGGTTCCGCCTTTGTCACCAACCTGTATGCCATGACCCGTATCGGAGGCGACGTTGTTCGTTCCGAAGCGATTACTGGCTACATTTCCCAATAAGGAGGATAGATATGTTGTTTGACTTTGGCCAACAATCCAACGTGCAATGGTCTACTACCCTTACGGGTGGTGCGACCAATGCGAATGTCAACGGTTCGGCTATCGACTGCAAAGGATTTTCCGGCGTAGGCGTGGCTCTTATCGTTGGAGCGAAAGGAACGGCAACGGATGGTCTTAACACCGGAAACGGATTGGCACTTGCCTTCCGCGAAGGCGATACGACCGTCATTGGCGCGTCCACCGCTTTGTCGGCATCCAACCTCATCAAAAGTGAGTTTGCGACCGCCGTGAACACCGTGGCTTACTACTCGATTCGTCCGACGAAACGCTATGTGTTCCCTGAAATCTACAAGCAGAACGCTTCGGCGATTTTCAGCAACGCGAACGTAGCGGTAGTGGGTGTCCTCGGATTCCCGCTTTCGGCTCCGACCGACTGATGAACAAGGGGAGGGCTTCGGCTCTCCCCGCTTATTTTAGACCATGACCCTTTCCCAATACAATAGCATCGTAAGTTCCATCCGTGCGGGAGCAATTTCCCCGCAGAACGTATCGGATGTGCTTAATGCTTTGGGGTCAAATCCGCCTTACAATACGACCGGACTACTCAAAAGCGAACCAGAATTTGTGTTCGTCAAAGACAAGTCCGATTTGCCCCTTGCCGTGGGCGGGGTGATTCACCTTGAAGATAACGCTACCTACTTTTTCATCACGGAAGTTGACCTTACGGGCGACCGCCTTGTGGGTGGGGTGAATACGACCATACTTGGCGGGTCGAGCGAGAACTGCCGTATCAAGTCCACGGGATTGACCGATGCGTTGATTACCTCGCAGTACTCATTGCCCATCCGTGGCATCACCATTGAGGCTTCGCTTGCGCTTGACCTTGACGGTGATGGTGTGAATACCGCATTAGACTGGTTTGGGGTAAACTTCACCGATTGCGCGGTTGTGGGAACGGTCAAGGATTACTCCAACTTCATTATGACCGATTGTGCGTTTCTCAATTCGTCCGGCTTGACGCTTGACGGCACGATTGGTACGGTAGGGTTCGGAACGTGCTTGTTCGACGGAAACACGGGTGGAACAATCATCACCATCCCGTCCACGGCTACCATTTCCCGACGCTTCCGCGTGATTTATTCGTCCTTCATTGCGGGGTCGGGCGAAACGGCATTGAACGTATCGACATCGGCATCCATTCCGGCTGAGGGGTATATCCTTGACACTTGCAACTTTGCGGGTGGTGGAACCTACACGGCGGGTGTGCAGGTGAACGACAACAAAGCACGCCATACCGAGTGTCGTGGTGTGCCTAACAGCGCATCCATCGGATACTACACGATGAACGGCAACGCGGTTGCATCGGACGTAATCACGCAAGGCGTGGCGGTCAAAGTTGCGGGTACTACAACGGCGCAGGGCATCACGCAACGCTTTACGCATACCAACAATCGCCTTACCTATTCCGGTGCGTTGACGCGCAATTTCAGGGTATCGGGCGTGTTGTCATTCACGAGTGGGGCGAATGATAAAATCGGCGTGTATGTGGCGAAGAACGGAACGCCCATAGCCAACTCCGAAATCTACTCAACGGCGAACACGGCGGGGCGTAGTGAGAACGTGACGGCGCAAGCGCTTGTCGAACTTGCGACCAACGATTATGTTGAGATATGGGTTGAAAATGACACCGATACGGACGATATTACGGTATCGGATTTAAGCGTAATTATTGAGGCTACCACATGACCATCACTTGCACGAAAGATTGGGTTATGACCTATGACGGGTTGAACCAACGCAAATACGAAGCCGGAAAGACGTACACGGCGGGTCACGCGATGGAGCAGGTAACATTTCAATTACTTATCGCACGGGGCGCGGCTATTGAGCAAGGCGCAGAACAGCCGACCACAACCAAAACATTGAAGCCTAAGGAACGCAAATGAGTTTCACGGTACGGGAACGGGATTCGCTTACGGGCGCATGGACACCGCAGATTTACCCTGTCGATACACGGGTGACGGTAGCGCCTACCCAACTTCCGTTGACGGTAGCCGAAGCCATGTCGTTCCTCCGCATCTATGACACCATTGATGCCGACTACATCGGTATGCTTATCAGCGCTATCACCGACCAAGTGGAACGCTATATTGGGATTGACTTGCAATCCAAGACCCGTCAATCGTATTGGCAGAGAACGGGCGGGTATGTTGTGTTGCCATATGGCCCCCACACGTCCGTAAGTGCCGTTGTAAGCCGTGATGAAGAAAATGTCGATACAACCCTTGTCTCCGGCACGGACTACGTTGTAGAGGGCATGGACTACAAAGAGATTCGATTCTACAACAAGACGGGTGGGCAGATTATTGCTACCTACGTCACGGGGTACACGACTTGCCCCGACGCTATCCGTGGGGCGATACTGCAAGAACTTTCATTCCAGTACAAGAATCGCCAAGACCCGAACACCCCATCGAGAACATCGGTGAACGGCTTGTCGCTTG